AGGTCAATAATGACAGATTATAGTAAAAAATTTCGTAAAGCAAGGGATAAATATAAAAAGAAGGCTAAAAAATTAAAAGCAAAAGGCAAGACGGTACCAGGAACAAGCGAGGTTACTTTTAAATATAGACCAGAAGGTTCTAGTATTTTCAAAAAAAGAAAAGTTTCTACAATTGAAACTAGAAGTGAAAAAAATAAAAGATTAGAAAATGAAAAAAGAAAATATGAAAAGAAAATAGATGACCAAATGACTGCACCAGTACCAAAACGACCAAAACTACTGGGAAAAGACAGAGTAAGGAAAGCAGTAGGCATTTCTCGTTTTGCTCATGGTGGAATGATGAGCCCTCCTAGTTTATTAAATAAGGTTAAAACTTCTTATGAAATGGGTGGTGTTATGAAAATGTATGGAAAAGGAGGAACCGTTCCTAATAAATTTAAAGGTTTTTCTAAACTACCAGAAAGTGTTCAACAAAAAATGAATCCAGAAATGTCTAAAAAATATATGGGTGGAGGAAAAATGAAAGAGTATGGTGAAGGTGGAGCGGTTGACTATGGTCATGGAGGTATAATGAGGCAACACGATTAATATGAAATTAACTAAAGAAATAATAGAAGAAGGCGTAAAGTCAAAAGGTTATAGATGGTTTGAAAAGGGCAACTATAATCTTAATATAGTGGGTGTAAGAAACTCTGATACAGGAACAGAAGTTACTAATAAATTTGATGACAAAATTACATTATCATTTATGTGTGATGGGCAGTGGGAGTTTTATTGTTATGATTGCACGACAGACCCTGGAAAATATTGGGTTGAGAACATAATGAGAAAGGAAGGTGTGGCCGTTCTTAAAGAAGGACAGTTTCGTGGTTCCCATAAAATTAGATTACATCAAGGTAGATATGAAGCGCTAGGACAAAATGGTCCCGTAACTGTATATAGAGACGCTAATAAGGACGATAAGTTTGATTTAAGCGACGATAACACACAAACTGGATTGTTTGGTATAAACATACACAGAGCAACAAAATGGGGAGGAAAAAAATCTTCTAAAGTAGATAAATGGTCTGCTGGATGTCAAGTAATAGCTGCTAATGACGATTGGCATGAGTTTATGGATATATGTAGAGTGGCTAGAGATACTTGGGGTAACAGCTTTACTTATACTTTATTAGACAGTAAGGATTTAAAAATATAATATGTTTAAAGGACTTTTAAAATCATTAGTAGGTGACGCAAGTAACATTATAGATAATGTTGTAACTACAAAAGAAGAAAAAATAAGATTAAAGAATGAGATGAAGCAAATGCTTTTGAACTCTGAAGCTGATTTACAAAGAAATGTAACAGACAGATGGAAGGCAGACATGGCATCTGATTCTTGGTTAAGTAAAAATGTAAGACCAATAACTCTTATATTTATGTTAGTTTGTACTATGTTATTAATATTTATTGATGCAGGCGCAATAGACTTTACAGTAGAGGACAAGTGGACAGATTTGTTACAAATTGTTTTGATTACTATTGTGGGTAGTTATTTTGGAGGAAGGTCAATAGAAAAATTAAAAAATGGCAAAAAATAATATTATGCCAAATAAAAAAAAAGAAAAATTTAAAGAAAGAGGTTACAAGACTGTTAATTTTTATGGTCCCGATGGAAGAATTATAAAACAAAAAAGAAAACAAATAGGTAAAACTTCTAAAGATATAACAATAGGACCTGATATATCACCTCCTATAATTAAAGATATTCCAGGCGAAAGCGACAGAGATTATAGAAATAGAGCCTTAAAAGAATACAAAAATTATACAGACAATAGAACGCCATCTAAAGTAATTAGAAAAAGAGGTTTTCTTGGTCTTAAAAAATTAAAAGAAACTACATATAAAAAAGGTGGTATAGTAATGGGGGAAAGTAGTTTTAAAAATCAATATGATTGATTATGGCAAAAGCAAATAATTTTAAATACGTAGGGAATAAAAGAAGTAAAAGGCCTGGTGTGCATTCAAAAAATGCATCTAAAGGTCAAAGTGCATATAAAAAACAATATAGAGGACAAGGTAGATAATTATGGCTAAAACACCCGCATGGCAACGTAAGGAAGGTAAAAATCCTAGTGGAGGATTGAACAAAAAAGGTGTAGCCTCTTATAGAAGAGCAAATCCAGGCTCTAAATTAAAAACAGCCGTAACTACGGACCCTAAAAAATTAAAAAAAGGTAGCAAAGCTGCTAAAAGAAGAAAGTCTTTTTGCGCTAGAATGAAAGGAATGAAAAAAAGATTAACTAGTGCAAAAACAGCAAGAGACCCTAATTCAAGAATTAATAAGTCATTGCGTAAATGGAACTGTGAAAAAGGAGGTATAGTTCCAATGCGTGATGAATATGGACAATTAGATTAATATTATAAATTATGCCAAAAGACGCGTGTTATCATAAAGTTGTTCGTAGATACGGACCAAAGACATCAGCATATAGGAGTGGTGCTATGGCTAAATGTAGAAAGGTTGGAGTTTCTAACTGGGGTGAAGGTGGTAAAAAGAAAAGAAAAATGAAACATGGCGGTATGATTAAATGTTTATTAGAATATCAAAAAGACTAATATGGCTGTACGTAAAACTAAAGCTGGACTAAGGCTTAAACGTTGGTTTAAAGAAGATTGGCGTACACCAAAAGGTAAAAAAGATTATAAAAGTGGGGAAAATACCTTTAGACCTACTAAAAGAATAACTAAAGACACTCCTACTACATGGAGCGAGTTAAGTCCATCTGAAAAAGCTAGAGCTCAAAAAGAAAAAAACACTAAAGGTAGGGTTAGTAGATATAAAAGAAAAAAAAGATTTAGCAAAGGTGGTATAATACAACATGATTAATTATGGCAAGAAATTCATTAGCAGGTAAAAGAACAGGTAACTCTAAAACAGCAAAGTTTTATGCAAAAAATCCTAAATCTAAATCAAAGAAAAAAACATATGATAAAAAATATCATAGTACTACAGAAAGAAAAAACTACCGCGTATCGCTAAATAAAGCTAATAGAAACAATCCTAAAAGTAAAAAAGGTGACGGAAAAGACATGTCACACACTCAAAGTGGTTCGTTAGTTTTAGAGCTACAAAGACGAAATAGAGCTAGAAACAGGGGTAAAAAAGCGTAATTAACATCAATGTGTTGATAATTTAGCTTAATAAATACTTTTTTTTATTAAAAATTTATCATATTAGGCAGCATGAATACCAATAAACCACAATATTTAGTAATAAACGCATTATATTTAGATGATTCTAAAACAAGTTTAATGGACAAGATGTCTACTTTAAATGGCAAATGGGATATTATAAATTTAGATGGCAGTTTAACATCAATATCAAATCACTGTTTTTCATACGATGAATTTTATGAAGATAATTTTATAAGAATAGCTTATGTAAAGTCTTTAAAAAATAATAGTGTAGATAACAGAACATATAAGCAAGTAGATTCCATGGAAGCTTATATTAGATACAAATTACTTAAGAATCCTTCTTTGTTAATTTGTGACATAAATATATTTAGTAAATATACAATGGGATTTGATTTAGATAATTTAGCAAAAGAAATTGGTATATCTAAAAAAAACTTAATGTATAAATATGATGAATAAAAATAACGAAATTACCAAGTATTTACTTGACAACCCAGACAAACTTACAGGAGATTATGCTAATACAGCTGCAATGTTTGGTACTAATTATGAACAAATAAGAAGTTTAGCTAGAAGAATAAGGGGTTCACATTCAAATAATAAAACAAAAAAGAAAGAAAAACTATCTATGGAAGAAGGTCCTGAAGGCAGGTTTATAGTCGCAGAAGATACTACAAGAGTAAAGTCTTTAGATGACCTGCTAGAAGCATTTAGTGTTGATGATAGTGAATGGGAAGTTGATTGGTACGACATAGGAACCTACGAACAAACAGGATTTGACAATGAAAGAAAACCTGTTACTATAACTATGTATCGTTGCAAAGCCAAGTTAAAACGAATAGACCCATTTAAGAATTTAAAGAACACAAGGAAAGCTTTAATGGAAGATTTATCTTACCTTACAAAGTATACTCCAAAACATAAAAAGATTTTAAAAGGTCAGGACACTACCGCGCATATGTTGGAGATTGGTGCTTATGATTTACATTTAGGAAAGATAGGAATAATAGGAGATGAGTATAGTATGGAAATAGCTGAACAGAGATTGATGAAAGCTATAGAGCATTTGTTGATGAGAGCATCTTCGTTTACTATAGACAAGATACTTTTTGTTGTAGGAAATGATTTACTGAACAGCGACGGAGATAAGCCAATACCACGGACAACTAAGGGGACACCTCAATTTAATAGTGACCATCATATAGAGATGTATAAGAAGGCTAGAAGATTAATGATAATGGTTATAAATGAACTATCAGCGATATGTCCTGTGCATGTAGTAATAATGCCTGGAAACCATGATGAAGAATGTATAATGTACCTAGGGGACGCATTAGAGTTATACTACGAACAAAATGACAACGTTCTAGTAGATAATACTAGACCGCTAATGAAAGGCTTTAAATACGGTAAAAATCTTATTGCCTTTGACCACGGACATAAAATGAAAGCGGACAAAGCTGTGCAAATATTACCGCAAAGGTTTAAGGAAATGTGGAGTGATGTTAATTATGTAGAGCTACATAGAGGACATTTACACGGAGTTCATCATAACAAGATTGGTGTAACAAGTGAGTTTAGTGGTATTACAGTTCGTAATCTTGGAAGCATGTGTGCTACTGACCAATGGCATGATGATAAAGGGTATGTGGGAAATATTAAAAGAGCACATGGTTTTGTATGGAGCAAAAACAACGGTCTACAAGCAGAGTTTTATTATAACGTTCCAATGGAATAAAAAAAAGGGAGCATTACGCTCCCCTTTCATCATGAATAAACAAAGAATAGTTTATAGAGATATCAGCTCTTTCAACTTTTGAAATTGTTTTAATTGCTTAGACAATTCCTTATTCTTAAATTTTAAAGATGCTACTTCTTGTTTTAACGCAAGTATAATAGCATTACTTTTTACCCCCTGTACTTGGGGTTCATGACCTAAATCTTTTGCAAAAATACTTAATTCATTATATATATCTCTATAATAATTTAAAGACATCATTCTAGTATGTTCTCTTTCATAGAACTGTATAGTTGAGTGGTCTCTACCTAGTATCTCTCCAGTTTCTACTTGTGTTATTCCAAACGCTATCCTCAACACAACACCTACACAAGCTCTTACTTCTCTGACTTTACCTTTTCTAGAAGTGCTTAATAATTCTGTTTTATTGACATTACCTATTTTACAAGCAAGGTCTATAAGTTTCTTGACACTTTCGTTGTCTGTTTTTACTTTATACATCATAATAATTTTAAATGTTTTTCTTTTACTTTTTGATTAAACTCTTTGTTTCTTTCTGCCTTATCGTGACAGCTTCTACAAAGAGCAGCTAAGTTTTCTATGTAGTCTTTGTTTTTGGAACCTCCGATACCACGTCTTTCAATGTGATGAATATCAACAGCTCTAGCATTACATACCGTGCATCCTATGAAATCATCTATCCCATAGTTAAAGTATTTCATGTAAACTTTAGTGTGTTTCTTCACCTTCTTTCGTAATCGCCAGATTCTATTAAGTCACCATCTTTGGTGTTGTTAAAATATAACCATGCTTTATACCTTTTCTTTCCACCAATCACAGTTATTTTTCTTCTTTCATACCAACTAGGATGACCTTCTAATAAATCTAACATACGAAGCGTATGATTTGATACCTTATACAACTCTCCAAATATACTTGACACCTCTTCATCGTCATTGACATAAGGTATTCCATTTGCATACATGGCATACTTTTTTTTAGTAAGACCTGCATCTACAAATTGAGAGTTTTTTAAAAGGACATGATTGCCATGCCCCCTTCTTAATGTTCCATAAACAAAAACTAATTCCATATTATATACAGTCGCTTAAAATTTTAATTAATAATACATTGATAGTTGCTAATGTTAAAAATATTATTATAGCAACTAAATCTTTTGGGTTTATATCTCGCATATCTCTCCTGAATTATAATCAATCTCTGACATAGACAAATCTCTTAAGCCTGTATCTGTTCCTGACATCATTATACTTTTATAATACTTTAGCGCACCCATGTAAAGCTCTCTACCATCATTAATAGTTTCTTTACTTAATTTAAATGTACATATACAATGCGGCTTATCTTTCTCAATGGCG